CCGGATTGCCAGAAGGTTGGGAGTGGTTAAGTTGATAGACATAGTCACCAACAATGTGTTTGGAATTAACCACGTTTTCCCACAACATTCGGCGGACGATGGCGTCTTCAGGTTTATAGTCTTCAGAGAGTGAATACCATGATTCAATGATGTCGAGGATGTTCCAGAGAATTTCAGCGTTGAGTGAGCCGTCATAATTAGAGAAGTCGCCAGCGATCATATCATTGCCTTTAGTTTGGAGCTTCTTAGCAAGCATGCTCCATTCATATGACTGAGCTCGGATGCCAACAGCGCTTTCATTTCGGATGCGGTGTTTCATCATATGTGCAATGAAGCACAAGAAGTATTGGCGAAACACAATGATGAAGTCCATTGGTGCGGCAGCAAAAACTCTTGTTTTGCCAGCAATAACTTTTTCAAGTGGACGGGTCTCGTCTTTCAATGTGTCAACAAAGAGATAGGGGACTTGTTCTCCTCGTGACATGATTGCAATTTGTTCTTCAGTGTGAGCCTTGAGTTCGAGTGCGGCGGCAGAGTCAAGTGTCCATGTGTTTTCGCCAAACCAGTGACGTTTACCATTACCGGCTTGGTTAATCCAGGGGTATCCAGCTGAGCGTGATCGGTTGATTCCTTTGATGTAGTCGTTATCTTCTTCGCCTTTGGCGGCAGTCTCAAAATCAAGAACTTTGATTTCTTCCTTGCGAACTGGGAATGCAGCCAGTGTTCGGGCATAATCCTGAGTTGCAATTTGCAAGATTTTTCCGTCCAAAGCTTCGGTTGGTCCGAATTGCTTTTGAATACCTTTGCCAAGTGGTTGGGTTATGGCAAGAGATCGGCTCATCTTAGCTGGTGCGACTTTAGTTTCCGTAATTTTGTTGAAAATTTTGGAAGCTTCAATTTTGGTTTTTGTCGGGCATTGGGGTGCGTCATTCAATTTTCCAAGAAGCGTGACATTGCCAGCAACGCTGGGAATAGCTTGGGGGTCAACGAGAGCGTGAACACTTTCTTTGTAATTGCTATTTCGAATATCGCGACCAAGAGTAGCATTGATATCTTCAATGGTGAGCGGTACGCTGTAGGCGATACCACCATCACCAGCGAAATGGATACCAATAAAGCGGTGGTTTTGCGAAGCAGAATCAAGAATGTGAGCTCCGCCACAGTCGCCTGGTGCTGAGTTCATGGTCAATACAATGGATTCGCCCTTGAGGAGTACGTTTCCGAAATCATAATATTCTTTTGTTTCAATCTCTTGGATGTTTCCAAATTTCTCGTGCCATGACCAGTTGGAAGCAATGCCGTTTGGTACGACAAGAATAGCATTCTTGCCAGGAAGTTGATGGAGGTCGCGGCGGTGAGCAATATGAGAAGAAATGTTCGGCATGCGAGAAAATTTTCGGAGTGGCGCAGTAACGAGGATAAGATCGGGTTCGAC